CAATTATTTGTATAATTTATTACTTAATCTAAAATTTTTACTTTTTTCTATCATTTCTTCTTCGGTCATATAGCTTTCATCTTTATATCCAAGCTTTACTTTTTGGTTTACTTTACGCTCTTTTAAAATGATTTCTTTTGACCTCTCAAATGCTTTTGTAACTTTCATAACATCTTTTTTAATAAAAAAAATAATTCTTGAGCTTCGTCGTAATCTAATCGGTTTTTATTCCTTTGTTTGAATTCAATACCATTTCCTGTATCTTGTGCTTCAAAAATTGGCTTTCCTCTTAAATGTTCATACCAACCTTTGTCTTTTGGGTCAGCTATTAATGTATGTTTACCTTCTGTTTTTTGGTATAAATAACCACATCCTCCTATTTTCATAATTTTAATTTTTTAAATTAAACCTCTTTCAATCATCCAACGATCTAAACCTATCACGCAATCAAATATACTGTTAGCACGTTGCAATAGGTTCTTTGTCATTGCTTTGATATCTTCAGGATCTTCGCTAACATAGTAACCATTCTTTGAACTTAATATCGGTATAATAGAGTTAACTCTGTAATAGTTGACTATCTTTCTTAACCTTGCTTCATCAAACTTAAATGACAGCTTGTAAGTATTTCTTACTCCTTCGACAATGTCTCTCGCTTTAACCGGATTGTCTTTTGTTTTTCGACCAAAGTGCTTGATGAGGTCGTGAGCCAATTGTATTTCTTCCTGTGTTAATTCGCTCGTAAATTCTTCGTGGTTGAGGATCATAATCTTTTAAATATTTTGTTTTCTAATAATACTACTGCTTTAAATTCATTCATTGAAATGTCGTCTTCTTTGCAGAACCTCCAATCAATCATTGCCAGCTTTTCTATTTCTTTTTTTAACTCTTTGTTAAATCCTTCCAGGGCGTTCATTATCTTTTTCTCAGCAAACACCACATCGGCGTGTGTTCTTCGTTGGAATATCTCCTGTACCTTCATTTGAGTATATCCGCAAAGCCTATACCATACCATCCCTATATTTCGCCAATAAACTACTTCTGCTAATCGTGTTGATGAATAAAGTGTCTCGGTGTCGATAGGGCATACTTCCCAAAATGTGTTGATAGATTTTTTTTCTATTCCTAACTGTTTTTCAATCTTCTTAATCATTCTGTCCAGTATTTTGGTTTTTCAAATAGCTTAGAAGCGTTCTTAAGCCTTTTATTTAAGTTTTGGTTATATTCTACCTCTCGCTCGATTTTATAGCATACAAAGGCTATTATAGGCGAAATAAATAATAGTGTAAAAAATAAAGTTTCCATAGGTTACAAGTTTTTAATTATATCTTTTCTAAATCCCATTATTGCAAGGGCGTGTTTCCAATCTTCTCCCGCTACCATTTGAGTTTTTAAAATCAACTCATCTGTTAAAACTGTAACGGGTAAATTGTTAGTGATTTGCTTTAAGTATTCGTAATACTTTTCTGATTGTTGTTTAGCTATTTCCATGTTATTTTACTTTGTAATATTCGTCAGTTTTTAAAAATTGTTTCCAATCATTCTCAGTCCAATAGTAAGCGCTGTCAAACTCTTGTTTAGACATTCTGATTGTTCTGTACTTGTTACCATTATCTCTGATGGTGTAAGTTCTTGCTGATTTGTTTGCTGTAGTTTTCATTTTGTTTCGTTTTAATTATAGAACAAATATAGACTTTTATTATTAATCAACAATGCTTTTCAACAAAAAAAAATTATTTTATTTTAGGATATAAAAAAAGTAGTCTATTAACCTACTCTAAAACAATGTTTTAAATTGTTGTTAAATCTTCTTCAATTATATATCTATGCTTTAAATTGTAATTAAAACACTTTGCTGTCCTTAAAGCGGATGGTTTTGCATTTAATTTATTAGCTAAATCTTTAGAATTAATACCAAATATTGGTAAGCCTGTTTGTAAATCAATAGCCATTAATGGATTTTTACTTTGTTTTTCTATTTGATTTTTTCTAAATTCAGGTGTCCAAGCATCTTTTGCTCTTTGAGATAATAATTCTCTATTATCATTAGCGTACTTTTTTTGTTTCTCAACTATTATATCTCTATTTGGGTTTAAGCTTATTGTATCACCACCACTGCCACCAATAGTAGAATTTACTAAATTTTCAATTCCAAATCTTTTGATATACATTACTTCTAATTCAAAAGCTTTTTCTTCACTTATGTTAGAATGAATAATATCTACTATATATCCGTATTTATTTACAACATGTCTCCAATGTTCACTTCTTTTTCTTTTATCAAAAGCTCTTTTTAACTTTCCTTTTCCAACATAAAATACTTTATTTGTTAAAGGGTTTATATGAAAGTATACGTAGTAGATATTATCCATTTTATTTTTTGTTTACCTAAAGATACTAAAATTCATTCAATAAACAATAAGTAATACGGTTTTGATCCTTAACCATATTTATAATCATTCTATACTGCTCTACATTATTACAAACTTGGCACCCAGCAGAATAATTACCTACATTCTCACCGACTAATCTAACTGACAAATCGTTTGAAATGCTATGAAAGTTGATACCATAACCACTGCCCGTAATAGGTGCGCCTATCTCTTCACTCTTACCATCTTTGTCACCGTCACGGTAAACTATAAATGGTCCTACTTGTTTTAGGGCAGGCATCTTGCCTTGGTGTAGTCCAAACTTCCAAACATCATAGTAAACCTCATCAGCTTTAACTATTGCAGCACCTACCTTGTTATATTTAAGATAACCACCTTGTAAAATTGGGGTACCTGGATTAGTAGTGCCTGTAACAACTTTTACAAATTGCTCACCGTTGAAAAGATAAAACTTGTCATCGTACTTATTAGGTGCGTCCTCATTTGACCTAACTCCAACAATCCAATAACCCTGTGGTATACCTTTGAAGGATTTTAAACTCTTTACCCTATCGAGTATTTGTTTATCGTTATAGTTCTTAACGTTGGTCATCGACTGTCAATTGAGATAAAACACCTGCTACCGACCCAACGGCAACCATATAACCGCCTACTAATGTAAGTCCGAAGGGGGGTGCAACAAATACTGCACCTAATCCTCCGATAACTATTCCTATACTTTGCACTTTTTTCCAAAAGTTCGGGGTTGGTGCATTCCATCTGTTAATTAATTTTTTCATATTGGAAATTGTGATATTACAGGGTTATAATCAATCTCAGGTAAAGTAGACAGCCATGCTATTGTAGTGCATCCGTTTACCTCTTCATTGGATATAAACCAATTTCCATTGGCATCTAAAGTTGGGTTAAATAATTGCCCTTCATAACCCCATACTTTACCTACAAGGATGTTTTTTTGCTCTAATGTTAATTGTCTTACTTTCATTTTGTTTAAAAGATTAGTTGTTAATTAAAAAGGATATTGTTTACCGTTACCTGAGTTGTATAGTTCGGTGATTTCGGATTGGGTTAGTTCTTTGTTCCACACAGAAAGGCCATCTATAGAACCATTTAAAAACCCTATAATAGCACCACCAATAGAACAAGATTGGTTTGATTGATAAACAGGATTTAAAGTGGTTACTGGTGTTGGAACAGTTCCTAATGGAGTGATACTCAACCAAGGTGCTAATGTATTATTTATATACAATTTAGGTGAATTATTATTTGTACGAGATAATACAACATGATACCATTGACCATTTGTAAAACCTCCAGATGAATATCTATAAATAACAAGTCCACCACCACTTCTTATATCAAATCTCCAACTTGCAGTTTCTCTAAGAAAATTATAACCATACGCATAAGTAGAACCTAATGACAGGTTCTCAATAAATGAATCAACTGAACTACCTACTACATTACTCATTTTAACCCAAAACGAATATGAGAAGTCACCAGTGAAATTCAAACTATTATTCGGTAAACTAACATATGAATTAGTTCCATTAAATTGAAACGCAGTTCCAACTTTTCCAACACCATAAGTTAATCCACCTTGTGCTGTTCCATTGTACGTGTTTAACGCATCGTTTGCGTTATTTTCAGCTTTATATACTGCGTATAAATTTGTTAATAGCGTAGAAGGGGGTAAGCCTCCGCTACTACTTACTATCCCGTGGTTTGCTAATATCATTTAAGTAAATTTTAAGTTTAATTATATTTTCTTCCTTTGGTTTATACTCTTTTTTTTTCTTCATAAATACCAATTAGTTAAATAGTTATTATGTTGCGGATATACATCACCGTTTTGGTTTGCTGTGTACTCAGGGAATAAACTATTGTTCTTACAAATATAGTCTAAAAACCTTTGCGAGTAACTTTCAGCAATGCGTTTTTCTTTCTCAATTAAGTAATCAACTTCCTCTTTCGATACAATTTCGCTATTCTCTGATTGGTGCTTATATATCCCTTTATTTGAGATTGTGTAAGCGCAGAAAGGTAAGTATTCAACCATGGTGAAATGGATCAACATAGGCTTTAAATACGAGCGTACAAGCGTTATATAATTACCCGAAAGCGTATTGTTGGTAATGTCCGTTTTAATCTTATCCAATAACTTGGTACCTGTGTATTGTTGGATCCAAATATTCTGTGCAATTAGTACAAATTGAATCACTTTGTCAACGTCAGTATTTGCGTTCAAAGAAGTGTATTCTTGTAGGTCTTTTTTCGATATTAGTAGTGCTTCTGCCATGTCTTATTATTTAGGTAAAAATCCTTTATTAGGCATATCAATTGGACGTGTGTAAACTCGTTGATCGTTTGTTGGTGCGATTTCACCAAGTTTTCTTGTTTGTGCAGGCGTGAACTTCTTAGCTAAAGGTGAATTAACGTCTGACTTTCTTAAATAAGTTTCACGTACCCATTTATGGTGACAAGCTCCACCACCTTTATATAACCAAATAGAATAATTGTCTGCTCCTTTAGGACCAAAACCAGCGTTTACGGCTTCGGTTTCCATTTTGATAATATCCTCTTTACGATACACTTTATTGGCTTGAGTCATTTTCTTACAAAACAATCTTGACTTTTCCGAAGTGTCTCCAACGTATCTATAACGATGTTTAAATATTTCACCGTCTTGTAAGCTCTTTGTGTTAGGTCTTGCCGTACCTGTTTTAACTAAGTTCAAAACTTTAGCCAATTTAGTAGGCTCGTTTAATTTTCGTAGCTGTTCGTCCAATTCATCTTCTAAATCATAATCTACCTCATGGCTATCAATTAACACCCACTCATCTAAATCAATGTCCTCACCGTATTTCGCAACGTCCAATTCGTCTTGTGCGCTCATTTGCACTTGTTGTGGTTGTGGCTCATCACCTTGTAAAGGGTTCAAAGTTTTAAATTTAAGGTTCAAAGAAACACCGTTAAATGAAAGTATCTTTTTAATCATTTCAACAATCATTTGTTGTTTAGGCTTGATTACCATGTTTTCAAATAACAAAGCTCCTGTTTTCATTTCATCAGCATTGCTACTAAATCCTGTGGCAACCGATACACCAAATAGTAAAGGAGTAGTAACGTTATGAGAGCGTAATATTTTGAAGGTAGATTCATCTGATAAATAAGAATAATGATCCGCAGCGTCTTGCAAAGGTATTGTATCAACCGTTGTTTTAGTATGCTCTTTTTCGTTAAATGATATTACTACTTTTTTACCTTTTGACCCTGTAAGCTTACCGATAACTTGAGCTGAAATTTCATCTTTCATCTCGTCGGTTGGTGTACCATTGTTAAAATTCACGATCGTCGTGGGAGCGAAGGAGTTACTAACCTCATTTATAAGGTATTCAGCTATTTTCTCCTCAAGTAATGCGTAATCAATCCCACCTTGGTAATCTACATTTGAAAAGTATTTCATACCCG